CCTCACGGAACGTCGCCGCGAAATTGGGAAAGCGAAAATACCCACGGAGGTGCAGCATGAAGGGCCGCAAGCCTAAAAACCTAGCGATGAAGGTGCTCACGGGGAATCCTGGCAAGCGCCCGCTGGCATCCAGTACCGAGGCCGTGCCGTTCAAGGCCGCACCGCTCAAGATGCCGCGTGGGCTGGACAAGTTCGCCGCGTCCGAATGGAAACGCCTGACCGCATCACTGGGCCAGATTCTCTCGCCCGCGTCGGAGGGCATGGTATTGATCGCAGCCAAGGCCTATGCCCGAATGAAACGGGCGGAGGCTTTGCTTGAGGCGGCGGGCAGCGAACTTTATGAGACCATGGGAAAATCAGGCCGCATGGTACGCCCGCATCCGGCGGTCGGCATGATCGAACGGGCGAGTGCAGCCTATCATCGTGCGCTGGCCGAACTCGGTGCATCGCCGGTGGCGCATGTCCGCGTGAAGAAGCTGCCCACCGCTGAGCAGACCGAGGCAACCGGAATCCGGCGCCTGCTCGGATAGCAAGCTCCAGGGGGCCATCCGCAACATGCCGCGCCAGGCGGGACGTGCGTCAGTCGCGCCCAGTACTCACCGACGCAGATCGCATAAAACGCTCTCACCATCCGCGAACATTGTGCAGCAATACATCGATGGCGTGCTGGCGGGCTGTATTCCGGCGGGCGAGCTCGTCCGGCTGGCCGTGCAGCGGCACGTCGATGATCTGGAGCATGGCCATGAGCGCGGACTCGTCTTCAGTCCCGAGAAGGCGGAAGAGGCCATCGAGTTCTTTTCCTACCTCAAACACAGTAAGGGGAAATGGGCCGGGCAGCCCTTTCGCCTGGAACCCTGGCAGACATTCATGCTGTGGGTGCTGTTCGGCTGGCTGCGGGCCGATGGCACGCGACGCTTTCGCACGGCCTACGTAGAGTTGCCCAGAAAGAACGGGAAAAGCTCGATGGGTGCCGGCATTGGTCTCAAGCTCGCGTTTGCGGATGGCGAACTCGGTGCCGAGGTCTATTCGGCGGCTACGAAAAAGGACCAGGCCATCATCGTGCATGGCGAAGCGACGCGCATGGTGCGGGCTACGCCGGAACTCTCCGCTACGATCAAGATCTACAAAAACAACTTGAGTCGGGAGGATACGTACCAAAAGTACGAACCGCTCGGCGCCGATGAGGACACGCTCGACGGTCTGAACGTGCATGGCGCCGTGATCGATGAGCTGCATGCCCATAAGACGCGCGGCGTGTTGGATATTATCGAAACGGGCACCAGCGCGCGCCAGCAACCGTTGCTCTTCATTATCACGACTGCGGGCACGGACCAGTCGGAGACCAGCGTCTGCTGGGAGCAACACGTCTATGGGGAGCAGGTCGTGCGGCGCATCATTGACGACGATACCTTCTTCGCCTTCATCAGCGCGATCGACGAGCAGGATCGCTGGGATGATGAACGCGCATGGTTCAAGGCGAATCCCAATCTCGGCGTGAGCAAGAGCTTGGACTATATGCGCGAGCAGGCGCGCAAGGCGCGCAACATGCCGGCGAAGCTCAATAGCTTTCTCAGGCTTGAGTTGAACCGATGGGTGCAACAAGTCACGCGCTGGATCGACATGCAGCTCTGGGACGAGAACGCAGGCCCACCCATCGATGAGGCGGCGCTGCACGGGCGGCTCTGCTATGGCGGATTGGATCTGTCCAGCGTCTCCGACTTGACCGCGTGGGTGCTGCTCTTCCCTGATCCGGTCGTCACAGACCGGCTCACCATTCTGCCAAGGCTCTGGTGTCCAGAGGCACGGCTGCTCGACCAGGGCGATGGGCGCAATCGGTATCGCGATCAATATCAGGCCTGGGCGCGTGACGGCTGGATACAGACTACACCGGGGAACGCGATCGATTACGAGGCAATCAAGGCACAGATTCTGCGCGATGCTCAGACCTTTCAGATCGCGGAAATTGCAGTCGATCGCCTATTCCAGGGCTATCAGCTCTCAATGCAACTGGCCGATGAAGGTCTCACCGTCGCCGCCTGTGGCATGGGCTATATGAGCATGGCTGGCCCCACTGCCGAATTCGAGCGGCGGCTCCTGCAACGCCAACTGCATCATGGCGGGCATCCAGTCCTGCGCTGGATGGCGAACAATGTGGCCGTGCGCGAGGACCCGGCGGGCAACAAAAAACCAGACAAAGCGAGCAGCCAAGGGAAGATCGACGGGATCATCGGCATCTTGCTGGCACTGGATCGTGCCATGCGGCAGCAAACCACCACCTCGGTGTATGAGTCCCGGGGGCTACTCACACTGGGAGGCACGAATGGCGATACGACGCAAACGGCGGGCGGGTGAGATGTATGACCCCAATGTGCTGTTGCAGAAGACGAGGCTGAGGATCGACGAGGCCGCCGAGTTGCTGGACGTGACGCCCCGCACGGTGCAGCGCTATCTCGAAAGTGGAAAGCTCACGCCGGTCGTCACGCCTGGCGGGCATCGGCGCGTGCGAACGGACGAGTTGCGGCGGTATCTATAACTTTTTTCGCGACAAACACGACATTCCGCGACAAACATACCTAGGCAATTCCTCCCAGTCCTGATAGTGTGCTTCGCGCATACGTTTGCACGACTCTTGCGCGGAGGCTCGCTGTGGGCTGGAAATTCTGGGAGCGATGGTCGGGCAATGTGCGAGCGGCCTCGCCCGAAAATCCCAGTACCAACTTAGCCAATCCTGCTCAATGGCTGGCGGATTATTTCGGCGGCGGCATCACCGATGCCGGCGTCCTGGTCAGCCAAGAGACGGCGATGAAGGTCAGCGCCGTCTATGCCTGCGTCAACCTCATCGCCAAGAGCATCGCCTCCCTGCCGCTAAAAGTCTATCGGCGGAAGCCGAACGGGGATGCCGTCGAAGTCCCCGACACGTTGCCCTACTATCTCCTGCACGATGAACCGAACCCCGCGATGACCTCCAGCGTCTGGCGGGAATATCTGACGGCCAATGTGCTGCTGCATGGCAATGCCTATGCCGTGATCGGTCGGAACGCGGCCAACCAGGTCATCGATTTGTTCCCTGTGCCCGCCAGGACCGTGACGCCGAAACGGGTGAACGGCCGCAATCAATACACCGTGGACCTGGGCGATGGCACCGTCGAAGTCTTTGATCAGTCCGACATGCTGCACGTGCCAGGTCTCGGGTTCGACGGGTTGAGCGGCAAATCCGTCATCACCTGGGCCTCGCGTCAAGCTATCGGTCTGGCGCTGGCCACGGAGCAGCACGGGAGCAAACTCTTCGCGAACGGGGCTCGGCTCGGCGTGGTTCTGAAGCATCCGAAGAATCTGAGCGAGGCGGCTCAGCACCGCCTCAAGGCCCAGTTCGACCAACAGCATGGCGGGCTGTCGCACGCCTTCCGCACGTTGGTGCTGGAGGAAGGCCTGGACGTGGCGAACATCAGCATGACGAGCGAGGATGCGCAATTTCTCGAAACGCGGCGCTTTCAGGTCGAGGACATTGCGCGCTTCTTCGGCGTCCCGCCGCACATGATTGGGCATACCGACAAGCAGACGAGTTGGGGCACTGGCGTCGAACAGAACACGCTCGGATTCCTCATTTTCACGATTATCCCTTGGCTCACGCGTTTCGAGCAGGAATTCAACCGAAAACTATTCCCGCGTTCGCCGTTCTATGCGCAATTCAAACATCAGGGGTTGATGCGGGGCGATTCCAAAGCGCGGTCAGACTACTATGCGAGTGGCCACCAGAACGGCTGGCTCACCGTGAACGAAATTCGGAAGATGGAAGACCTCCCTCCTGTGCCTGGGGGCGATACGCTGTTTGTGCAGACGAACCTGGCACCCATGCAGCAGCTCGCCGCTGGCGCTGTCTCACCGCCGAACCGGACGACTCAAAACGAGGCCGAGGATCTGGACGAGTCGGACAACCAATGGCAGATTGTCGCGCCCAAAATTCCATGGAGTGATCGATGCTGAAAACACTACGAGCACAGGCCATTCAAGCCTCTGCGCGGTCCTGGTTTGCCATCCAGGCGAAGGCTGAGAGCGATGAAGCCGATGTAATGATCTATGACTACATCGGCTGGGGCGGCGTCACCGCGGCGGACTTCGCCAAGGAGCTCAGTGCGCTCCGGGCAAAGACGATCAATGTCCGCATCAATACGCCTGGTGGTGATGTGTTTGATGGGCTGGCTATCTACAACAGCCTGAAGGATCACGGGGCCACGATCAACGTGAAGGTCGATGGCATTGCGGCCAGCATTGGCAGTGTCATTGCGATGGCTGGCCATCGCATCACGATGGGCGAATCGGCCTTTCTGATGGTCCACAATCCGTGGGCGCTCGTGATCGGTAACGCAGCCGACATGCGGGAAATGGCCGGGATTCTCGAGAAGATCGGCGGCAGCCTGGCCGCCATCTATGCTGCGCGCGCGAAGGTCACGATGGAGCGGGCGCAGACCTGGATGGATGCTGAAACCTGGTTCACGGCACAAGAAGCGCAGGCGGCTGGCCTGGCCGATGCAGTGGAGGGCAGCGCACCTGATGCACAGGCCCGCATTCGCTTCGACCTCTCAGGCTACGCAAAGGTGCCAGCTGCGTTGACTACTGCATCCGTGCAGACACAGCTCGATCCAGATAGTGTGCGTCGGTCCGTGCTCATGCGGAAACGCTTGGCGCTCGTCGAGCGCGGCGAGCAGTCCATTTAACCGAGGAGGAGTCCATGTCATTGCAGATCATCAAGGAATTGCGGGAGAAGCGGGCGAAGCTCGTCGCGGATGCCCAGGCGATTTTGCGGCAGCCCAGCATGTCCAAGGACGATGAAGCGAAGTTTGATCGACTCATGGCCGAGTCGGATCAAGTCAAGGCCGAAATCGACCGACATCAGCGGGCGCTCGATGCCCAGGCCGAACTGGGACAGCGTCTGGAGCAGCGTGCCGGTCGCGAGCACATCTCGGTCGATCAGGCCGCCGATGAAGGGAAGCGAGTGTATCAGGCCTATCTGAATTATCTGCGCTACGGCATCGCCGGGCTGAACGAGGAGGAGCGGGCGCTCATGGGTTCCCGGTACGTCGGCGATCCGCGCATGAGCTCCCTGCCGAACATCCGGGCGGCTCAAGGGGTCGGGACCGGCGCCGGCGGCGGCTACACCGTGCCGGATGAAGCGATGCGCCCGATCGTCGAAGCGCTCAAAGCCTTCGGCGGCATGCGCGCGGTGGCGACTCTCATCGGCACGGAGACGGGGGCCGATTTGCCGATTCCCACCGACAATGACACCAGCGTCTCAGGCGAAATCATTACGGAGAATTCAACGCACAACGATGGCGACATTACCTTCGGGCAGGTCGTGCTGCAGAGCTTTCTCTACAGCTCGAAGGTCGTCAAGGTGTCGCGGCAATTACTGCAAGACAGCTCCATCGATCTCAACGCCTACATCGGTCGGAAGCTCGGCCAGCGGATCGGGCGGATTCAGAATCTACACTTCACCACTGGCGACGGTTCGTCGAAGCCGCGTGGAGTGGTGACGGCGTCAACGTTGGGAAAGACGGCGGCCAGTGCCACGGCGATCACCTACGATGAGCTGGTGGACCTGATGCACAGCGTCGATCCGGCCTATCAGCCGAATGCGCGGTTCATGTGCAACTTCACCACGCTCGGACTGATTCGCAAAATCAAGGATAGCCAAAACATGCCCATCTGGGCTCCGATGGCCAGCGGGAATCCGGATACCATCCTGGGCCGTCCCTACGTCATCAATCAGGACATGCCGAACGCAGCGACGGGACAGAAGTCTGTGTTGTATGGCGACTTCTCGAACTACCACATCCGCGATGCCGGCAATGTGATTCTGCTCCGGCTGGAAGAGCGCTACGCCGACGCCTTACAGGTCGGATTCCTGGCATTCCTGCGGTCCGATGGCGATCTGGTCGATGCGGGCACGAACCCGGTCAAGCATCTGATCCAGGCGTAAGATTCACACGGCGCGGGCGGCTCCTCATGAGCGGCCCGCGCAACTGGACACGGAGGAGGCAACAGGATGGAACCAGTAGGCTATCTGCTCGAAGAAGTCAAAATCACGAAACTGAACGATGCCACTGCATCGGGACTCACCACCATCAACTCAGCCGTCGTCGATATGGCGGGATTCGATGGCGTGGTGTTTCTCACCAGCTCCGGCACGATCGCGGCCTCGGGCACGGCCACGGTGAAAGTGCAGCAGGACACCGCACCCGGCATGGGGTCCGCGGCGGATCTGCTTGGCACCGCGCAAGCCTTCGTCGATACCGACGACAACAAGTCCGTGGCCGTCGATATCAAGCGTCCGCTGGAGCGGTATCTCCGTCTGGTGATTGCGCGAGCGACGGCGAACAGCGATTGGGGTCCGATCTGGGCCTTGCAGTATCGGACCAGAAAACTACCAGTGACGCAAGGGCTGGACAAATCCGAGATGCACCAGAGTCCGATTGAGGGCACGGCGTAATCATGGATACGGGGTTGGTCACGATCCGCTTTCGCACGTGCCGGTCCTCGCTCACCAGTTGCCACTACGCCGGGATCGAGTACGAGGTCCCGGCGTCGTTCGCCCGGCAAGTGGTCGAGCAGGAGCGGGTCGCCGAATACGTCGTGCCCGATGCGGAGCCCGAATCGGTTGAATCTCGGACTCCGCCACGGCGCCGAGCCAATCGAGGAGTCTAGATGGCGCTCACGACTGTGGCCCGGTGTAAAGCCTTCAGGAACATTGAAGGCGACAACCAGGAGCATGACGCAGAACTTGCGCGGCTCATTGTGGCGGCGCAGGCGTTCCTCGAAGAGGAGTGCGGGCGCGTGTTCGACCAGGGCACGGTGACTGAGTATTACCATGGGGATGATTGGCGAGATCGGCTGATGGTGAAGCGGCCACCTATTACCAGCGTTACGAATATCTGGGACGACCCGGCGCGGGCGTTTACATCACCGATCAGTGCGTCACGCTATGCGATCGATGACGCCGACGCCGGCCTGATTCGGCTATTGGATGGCCTGACATTCTCGAAGGGCATCCGCAACATCAAGATCACCTATGTGGGCGGATTCGCCCAGATCCCCGAGGATCTGGAGCAGGCGGCCATCGAATTAGTCTGGGCGGCGCGCGAAAAGGGGGCGAACAATTTGATTGGCGTCCGCTCCCGCTCAATCGCCGATGGAAACGTGCAGTTCGTGAATCTCGACTGGGGCAGCGTCAATCTGGCGCCGATCATCAGCAAGTACAGCCTGCGCACGGGAGTCGCGTGATGGCCGTGCAGATGAGAGTCCATGCAAGCGGACTCCTCGATTATGCCAAGGCCGGCAAAGATGCGGTGAGGCGGATCAGGCGCGCCATGCGGCGGGCCTTGAATGTCGGGCGCAAAGTGGCGCGGCAGCGGATCGCCTCCGAGTTCACGCCGCGCACGGGCCTGCTCCGCCAGCAAGCCCGCAAGATGCAGACGAAAGTCACCGTGAAAGCCTTTGAGATCAAGGGCCGGGTGAAGCCGATTCCACGGCTGATGAATATCTTTGAGGGCGGCGCAACATTGGCGAAGGGCCGAGGATTTCTCCATCCGCGGCCAGTCGTGGCGCCGGCGGCGGCGGCGATGGAAGCGGAAGCGGCGAAGACTCTCACGGACGTGATGCATGAGATCGGTCGATGAGCACGAGCGTGCGCACCCAAGTGCGCGATGGCATCGTCGAGGCCTTGCAGACCCTGCTACGTCAAGGTGCGGCCCGGCATCGGGACTTTGCCGTGAGTCTCACCTATGACACGGTGGAGGAATGCACAAAATGGCCGACCTACTGCGTGATCGTCACGGATGAGACGCTCACCGAGCAGACGTTACGGCATCTCGGGTCCGAGCTGAACGTGCTCACGGTGCTCTATGTGCGTGATACGAAAGATCCTCGCGCGGCGCTCGATGCGGCCATCGAGGATGTCTATGAGGCGGTCGCAGGCTGGTGCGAACAGGCGCGTGGCCTCATCTGGAAATGGCGGCTGGCCGAACTCTCGACGGATGAGGGCACCCGGATTGCGAAACCCCACGCCCAGGCTGTGCTGCGTTGGAGTCTCGCGCATCGTCGCGCGATAGGACACTTTAACGGATAAAGGAGGACACGATGGCCACTCAAGCAATTTCAGCCTACGGCACCCTGCTCAAGCGCGGGGATGGCGGCTCACCGGAAACCTTCACGACGGTGTCAGAAGTCCGCTCGATCAGCGGCCCATCAATGGAGACCGATGAGGCCGAGGTGACCACGCACAGCTCGGCTGCGTCCGGGGCGTTCCGGGAGTTTATTCTCACGCTCATCGACGCCGGCACCATCGAGTTTGAGATCAATTATGTGCCGACCGATCCGGTGCATATTGGGATTCGGAACGACTTTCTCAACAGGACGAAACGCAACTGGCAACTGGTGCTCCCGGGCAATGCGCAGACCATCAGCTTCGCGGGCTATGTGAAATCCGCGCCATTCGAATTTCCCGTGGATGATGCGATCACGCAGAAGCTGACCATTCGCCTGACTGGCGCACCGACGTTCAGCTAATCGATCACTAGATTAAGGAGGAGCCATGCCACGCACGACCATTGCCGCACAAACCCCGAAAGGGCCGTATGTATCCCTGCCACCTGCCGCCGATTCGCTCGATGTCACCATGACGGCGGCGGACGTGACCAACAAGAATCAAACATTGCTCAATGGGCCGCTGCTGCTCATTGCGCAGAACTCCGGCGCCTCAGCCTATACCGTCACGATCACGAGCGCGCCGGACAGCAAGCTGCGCACGGGCGACATCACGGCCTACAGCCTGGCGGCTGGCGACATCGCTGCATTCGTCATCAATCAAACCGAAGGCTGGCTGCAATCTGACGGCTATCTGTATTACGAGGCGAGCAATGCCGCGGTGAAATTTGCGTTGCTCCGGCTCTAAGCCGGACGGAAAGGCTCTATGGTGAACGGTGACGAATTCCTCTCGAAAGACGAGATCCTCGGAATGGATGACATTCCCATCGAGGAAGTGACGGTGCCCGAATGGGGCGGGCGCAAAGTGCTCGTCTGCGGCCTCACGGCGGCGGCGAAAAACGCCTACGAGGCCTCGCTGGTCGAGATCAAAGGCACGAGCAGAAAGGTCCGGCTGGAAAATGCCACCGCAAAACTGCTGGTGCGGACGCTGGTCAATCGCCAGCGGCAACCGCTCTTTACCGAGACCGACATCGAGCGGCTCGGGACCAAAAGCGCGGCAGCGCTAGAACGCCTCGCCGCAGTCGCGCAGCGGCTGTCGGCCATGCGCAATGAGGACGTGGAGGCGCTGGTAAAAAACTCCGAAGCAGCCCAGAGCGGCGATTCGCCTACCGCCTCGCTCTGAGTCTGGGCTATCCATACCCGGACAGGCTGCTGTCCAGGATGTCGGCGAGACAGTTCGCGGAATGGCAAGCCTACGGCATGATTGAGCCGTTTGGACCGCCAGCGGCATTTTGGCAGGCAGGCGTGATCGCGGCTACGCTTGCCAACGCACACCGCGATCCGAAGAAGCATCCCAAGGCGTTTCAACCCGAGGATTTTATGCCCAAGGGTCTCATGGATCAGCAGGCGCACGAGATCGATCCCGAGGCGGCGGCCCGGGCCATTGCTGGGCGCTTCCAGGCATTCGCCGCGCTGCATCGTGCGCAAGGTGGAGACGGGCATCATGGCCAATAGAATCGTTCTCGAACTGCTGGCCGACAGCAACAATCTCCTAAAAAATCTTGATCGCGCGCAGCAGTCCGTGAATCGGTTTATCGATGCCTCGAGCACGGCCGGCCGCTCGCTGGGCGGCGGCGTCAATCGGGCACTCGATGCGTTTGCCGACGTGGCCGCCGGGGGTGCGAGGGCGGCTGGCGTCTTGGCTGGCAGCTTGGCCGCAGTCGGTGCGGCGGCGATCGCCTTGACCCTGAGTGCGGGCGCTCAGGTTGAGGCGATCGAAATGCTGTCGCAGAAGACGGGCATTGCGACGAGCACTCTGCAGGGCTGGTCCGTCATCATGGCGGAGAACAACCTGCAAGGCGAAACGCTCACGTCAGCCATGCGCACCCTCTCCAAGCAAATCGTCGATGCGCGAGATCCGGCCAGTAAAGCGGCCGCCGCCTTCGACGAAATGGGCATTTCCATCACCGAGCTGGGTTCGACGGATTCCACCTTGCGGGCGGTGGCCGAGCGCTTCAAGTCCATGCCCGATGGACCAGACAAGGCGCGCATCGCCGTCGAACTCTTCGGGAAAAGCGGGCTCGAACTCATCCCTTTACTGAACAAGGGCGCCCGCGCCTTCGATGAGAGTCGCGAGGCCGCTGTGCGCTTTGGCGCGGTCTTGACGGGGCCGCAACTGGCCGCCCTCTCAGCCGTCGATGATGCCGCCGATCGCTTGGGTGTGGCGCTGCAAGGACTCAAGTTGCAGCTCAGCGCCGCATTTGCGCCGATCGTCCTCGCTGGCATCGAGAAGGTGACTGCGGCGATCGCCACGCTCACGAACATCACCGTTAACTACAGCAAGGCCCTGGAGCAGATCAAGAAAGAGCATCCGATCATCTCCTCGTTATCACCTGGCACCGCCGCTGCGCTCGCAGCAGCCAGGGCCGCGCAGATGCCACCGCCGAGTCCGCCGACCGGGGGCGCGCCGCAGTTCGATAGCCACGTGGCAGAATTCGCACTCGCATCCGCCGAACAGCAGGAGGCGATCGGGCGCCGAATCCTGACACAGTCGATTGAGCGCTTCAAATTGACCGTGGCCGAGGGGCATGCGCAAGAAGCGCTCGGTCGCACCGTGCTCGCGATCACGGAGCGCGAACAAGCGGAGCGCAACGCCGCCTTCGCTCGACAACTGGAGCAGGCGGAACAGATCAATAATTTGCAATTTCAGAAGCCGGGAAGCTCCTCCGTGTTTGATGCGCAACTTGCGGCGGTCAAGGCCCTCATGGAACTTATGCCGGAATTGACGGTGCAGGAGGCGAATCTGTTGGCGCTGCATAATTCGGCGGCGGCGCAACAGGTCATTGATGATTCCCGCATGCGCCTCACCTTGCTCGATGAGACGGCGGCGCGTCTGGCTGTCGCAGCGGAGACCGAACAGGCATGGGCGGATCATACCGCGGCGGTCTATCAACGACTCGGCCCGCTCTTTGCGGATGTGGAACTCACACGCCAGCATCAACTGGATGCGATTGATGCCAGGTTGGAAGCCTCGACCGCTGAACTGGAGCGGCAACTTCAGCGGCAGCTCATCAGTGAGCAAGAGTACTATGAGCGACTGCTGCAACTGGACCTCAGAGCGGATACCGAACGCAAGCGGGTCGCGCAACAATTCCCGACGTTCTGGGATCAGCAGCTTCAAGATTTACAGCGCAGTAATGTGTTCTCCGTCTCTCAGATCGTGTCCTCATGGACGAACGGCATCGCGACGATGATCGTCAAGGGCGGCGATCTCAAGGCGGTCTGGGAGCAGACGCAGATTGCGCTCGTGCAGGCGGCGCTCAACACGGCCGTGCAGCAGGCGGCGGCGGCGGCCCTGGCAGCCTCGGCGAATCAGGCGGCGGCAGCCAGCAGCGCGGGAGTCTGGACGGCGGCAGCCGGTGCGATCGGTACGGCGCTCGGTGCCATTGGGGTGGCAGCAAAATCACTCTGGTTCGATGCGATCCTGCCAGCCCTGACCGCAATCGGCGAGGCGATCATGGGCTTTTTGTCGGCGGTGGCGGCGGCGATGAAGGCGACGATCTTCGGCATTCCCGTCGGGGTGGCCATCTTGGTCGGCGTGGCAGGCATTGCCGCGGCGCTCGTAGCGATGAAGGCCATCAAGTTCGCTGAGGGCGGGATCGCCACCGGACCGACGCAGGCGTTGATCGGCGAGGGCGGGTCGTCGGAGGCAGTCATTCCGCTGAATCGGCGCGGCGCGGCGTTCATGCGGGAGACGTTGGGGCTGGGCGGCGGAGTCCAGCGCATCGAAGTGCCGGTTTATCTCGATGGACGACAGATTGCGCTCGCCGTCAGCAACCGGCAAGATTCGGCGCTGCGGCGTATGGGAGTGCCAGCATGATCGCCACGATCGGCCATGCGACATTAGGGTCGCTCCTGCAAGATCCTGGTGCGATCGCTGACCCAATCGCAAACGCGCCCTTCATGCTCGAAATCAATGGGACGGACTGGCGCGACTGGTTCTCCGTGGACAGTCTGCGGATCGAGGATACGGTCGGGCAGCCGGCGTCATGCGAATTCGAAATCGTCAACCCAAGCACCAGGCCCAAGCCAGGCGATATTGTCCGGGTGCTGTATTATTCGGAAGTCCTGTTTGCTGGTTTACTCAGTCGCGTCGAGCCGCAACCCAACACGCCGATGAACGTCACGCGCTATCAGTGTGAGGCCACCGATTGGTCAATCCTGCTCACGCGCCGGCGCTTGCGTCGGAATTTTACCAATCTGCCCGTGGCGAACATCGTCGATAGCATCCTGGACAACGAACTCGCTGGCGAGGGCCTCTCAATCGGCACGATTGACCGTGGTCCTACGATCCCACTGGTTGATGTGAAAAACGCCCGCGTCTTCGACGTCCTGCGTGATGTGGCTGGGGCCACTGGTCAATCAATGCATGTGGATGCCGAGAAGCGCATTCATTTCCTGAGCACCACCTCCGAGACGGCACCGAAAGCGATTGATGAGACGACGGTCGAGGCGTCCTCACTCGTCGAAGATTTGGAGACCTATCGGAATGTGCAGACCGTAATCGTGACCGGCACGCCTGCGACGAATAGCGAAGAGAAACGCACTGTGACCATTGTGCGGGAAAACGCTGAACAGATCGCGGCGCGCAGCGCGATCGAAGGGGGCAGCGGACGGTATGAAGAAATCGAGGAAGTGACACACCCGACATCCAATGATGCGGCGGATCTCGCGGTGATGGGCATCGGGTATGCCAATTTGCGGCTGGCCACCAGCGGCACACCGCGCAAAACCTTGTCGGTCCGCATCCGCGGCTACGGTTTCCGCGCCGGACAATTCGCTGATGTCGATTTGCCAGCCGTGAGCGCATCGGGGACGTGGCTGATTCAGCGGGCCTCGTTCCGCGAGCATGCCGCAAAGCATCTTATTTTCGACTTGGAGCTCACGCAATCCAGCAGGCAGCAACGCGCCTATGAGTCGTGGCTCAATATCGTGCGAGCCGGGAAAGTGGTGGTGCAACTGCCGAGTGCCATTACGAGCAATCTTGAGGTGTTCGACACGCCTGGGGTCTATACCTGGACGGCTCCCATTACCGGCCTGGTGGAATTCACGTGCTACGGAGGCAGCGGAGGAGCTGGCGGGAAGTTTACCTGGTCCACTTTCGGATCCCCTTACTGCAACGGGCTCGCCTATGGCGGGACTGGCGGCAATAGCGGCAAGGCTATTACCACGCTGTCTGTCGTCACCGGTCAGGTCTATGACATTGTGGTCGGCGCAGCAGGATTGCAGGGAGGCAATGGCACTAGGAGTTCACTGTGTGGCACCAAGGTTGACCCAACGTCTGGGACGGCGGGGGGCTATTCGCAGGTCGCCTTCGACGGGGTGGTGAAGTGTCAGGGCGACGGTGGCGGAGGTGGCGGTGCGGCAAGCGGGGACGTGCATCAAGGGTGGCCTGGCGCAGCGGGCAGTCCTGGCAGTGGCATTGGCGATGCCGTTACTGTCGGTGGCGGGAAAACTGGCGGGGCTAACGCGCCCAATCCACAGGCAGGTCAAGATGGCCTCGTCGAGATTCGCTGGTAGAGGAGCCGTGTAGATGTCTACTCCGGTTACCAATTTTGCCAAAGTCACCGTCAGCACCGGCTATGATGCGTCGGCCACGTCGATCGTCTTGGCGACGGGGCACGGCTCGCGGCTGCCCAATACTTTTCCCTATCCGCTCGTCTGGTGGAATGCCACGGACTACAGCGATCCAGCCGACGATCCGAATCGCGAAATCGTCACCGTGACGGCCCGCTCAGGCGACACGCTCACCGTCACGCGCGCCGCCGAAGGCACGACGGCCACGGCGAAGAATGCGAGTGGCAAGGTCTACAAAATGCTGCTCGGCATCACGGCAGCGATGTGGGCCGACGTGTTTGAACGCAGTTTATCGGAGAGTTTCCGCGGCCTGGTCGTCCAGAATCATCCGAGTTCGGACCAGAAGAATTCCAAAGTTATGTTTCGCGCGGACTCCATCGTCATGGACGACGGCGAGGAGGTCGCTGGCTGGAACAATATCGTGGTGGATCTGGCCGCCTCCGGCGTGAATGGACTCGACACCGGCAGCGAAGCAGCCTCGACCGCCTACGAACTCTATGCGATCTACAACGGCACGACGAAGGCCGGACTGCTGCATCGAGCGAAGAACTATCGCGATGACACCAGTTACAACAACGGAGAAGACGGCCAGCACGCACTGCGCGATAACGCCGCGCGCACGAAGCTGAGTCAGGGCTTTCAGTTGGCGACGGCCGGTCTGGTCGAATTCATTGATGTGACGCTATTCAGGACCGGAACCCCGACGGGGAATTATTGGTTCACGATCGAAACCACAGCGGGCGGCGTGCCGAGCGGGACCGTGCTGGCGACGAGCGACAAGTATGACGCGTCGCTGCTTCCGACCACACCTACCGGCGTGCGCAGCCCATTCAGAACTCCGGCGAGCCTCTCTGCCGCAACGCAGTACCATCTCGTCCTGCAGGGCGACTTCACCATCAGTGCGTCGAATTACATAAACTGGCGCGCAGACACCACCGCGGCCACATATGCGAACGGGTCCAAAGCGGCCTATAACGGCACGACCTGGACGAACGACACCGACGATGATTTCATTTTTAAGATCTGGATCGCAGAGAATGATACGGCCGTTACGCTCCCGAGCGGCTACACGCAAAAGGCATTAATCTGCCCGTTCATCTACAATGACAGCGGCAGCAATCTGCTCGGGTTCATGCAGCTAAACCGGAGCATCCATTGTTATGCACAGGCGGCCAACTCCACTTCAGCGAATGATAAATGGACGATCTTTCCAGCCGGAGCCGGTCCGACTGTGCCGACGCTCTATCATTTGGGTGCCCTCACGCCTCCGAGGCCCTGCAGCATCCAGATCACCTTTGCGAATACCGGCGCTGCAGTCAATGCTCAATTCGGGCACATTACAGCGACCTGGATCGGCTCGCCATGGGGTGGCGGTCCTGGTGCGACTCCTATGGCAGCTACTTGGGGGCCAGCCTCAGATGGGCAGGCATATTCAGCGAGGACGGTAGCCATGATCGAATATCAGGGATTGATGGCCGTAACCGGAGGCACGGGTAGCTTCGCCAGAATCAGTCAAATTGATTGGTAACGGATCATGACATTCATTAAATGGGCCTACAACAGAGTAACCGGCGAATTCGTGACTGGTGGACCATGCGAGCCGCCCTACGATCCCGCGACGGAGGATGTCGTCCGATTGCCGCGTAATCCGGACAAGCGCACGGAGCGGTATGATGCCAGCGCGCCCGAGGGTATTCGTCCCGCTACCGCCGAAGAAATCAGCGCCTATGATGCCGCGCAGACCGACGAGCGCGTGAAGGGGCAGTTCGACGGCGACAAACTCGTCAGGGCTGTCGCGATCTGGACGGCGCAACGATTGGGCGTGCCGCTCGCACAGGCACGGCAGGAGATTCTGACGATCCTGCAAACGCTATAAGGAATTAACCAGGGAGGGATTATTATGAGGAGGACCATACCATGCTATTAAAACGCCATTACATCAGGAAATTGGACGACAGCGCCCAGCCGATCCTGGACGAGGAGGGCCGATGGGTGCTGGAGCCCATACTGGACGAAATTGGCAAGCCTATCATGGATCATAACGGGAAGCCTATCCCTAAGCTGAGCCATGTGGAAGTGATGCATACCGGGACGAGCCGCGATCAGCACTTCAGCGCAGATCTAGTGGCTGCGGGCATTGTCGAAGGCTGGATCACCATCAAGGATGGGAAACTCACGCTCCACGTCCAGCCGGAGAATTTGGTCTATACGATTCTCCGGGTACCTGGCAAATACCCTGCTCCCACACAGGCCAATCCCAAAGCCGTAGAGGTGATCCATTACTACGACTGCATCCTGGATGAGGCGCAGCACGAGAAGTACTGCGCCAGCACTCAGGGGGCCCGGAAGTTGGCCCGCTATGCGGCGGCCGGCATCCGCGTGAAACGCAAGGAGGTAGCCCGTGGCTGATTTTGTCTACAACATCGCAAAAGGACGTGCAGCCGAACTCTACAACCGTGTGGATACCAACGATCCGGCCAACAGCGCCTTGGTCATTGTGATCCTGGCGACGAGCGGCCTGGAATCAGACGCCGTGCTGCGCGACAAGGACACGCTCGCAGATGTGCTGTCAGGCACGACGGATGAGGCGACGAATACCGGCTACGCGCGCAAGGTGCTGACGGATGCGGATATCGTGGCCTTTTCCCCGGATGACACGAATGATCGTGTCGATCTTGACATCCCGGACCAGACCTGGACGGCCGTCGCCTCGGGGAGCGGATGGAGCAAATTGCTGGTCTGTTATGACAATGACACGACCGGCGGTACGGATGCGAACATCATCCCGCTGACGGCACACGATTTCGTCGTGACCCCCGATGGCAGTGATATCACGGCTCAGATTGCTGCGGCCGGATTCTATCGAGCAAGCTAATGACCTGTCGGTGGCATCGACGCATTCAGGCGGAGCCGAATCGCACCTTATGCCGCGAATGTCTGCTTCGCCTGCGCGTTCGTGCGCGATTGCATCGCGGGGTGCGGCTCAGGAAGATTCAATGTTTGAGATGTTCTAAATCAACCCATGTGCGAGAGGGCCGACGTTTTTGCTGGGGCTGTCGCCGAACATTAAGGAGGAATCCCAATGCTAGTCTTCGCAAGAATTTTGCTCTTGAGCCTGATCTCTATTTGCGCGCCCGCGCTCGTCGAGGCCGCAACCGTGAATCTCGCCGCTGATCCAAACACTGAGTCGGATTGGGCGTCAGACAATCTCTACCGTGCGCCCGGCTCTTGCACGAATCCTGGCGCATTCGCCAAGGTCGCCACAG